ACAATCCGAAGCTGGAAGTCGAAGGATGGCTGGCAGAACGAGCTTGACAGCAAGAAGCCAAAGAAGAAGATGGGGCCGCCGAAGGGCAACAAAAACGCCAAGGGACACGGCGCCCCGAAGGGTAACAAGAACGCCAAAGGGCATGGTGCCCCGAGGAACAACAAAAACGGCATGAAGCACGGAGCGTTTGAGCGCTTCGCTTTTGCTTTCATGGACGATGACGAGAAACAGGTCGCCAAGGAGACGGAAGTGGACAGCGTAGAAGCGGAGCTCCTGTCCACACTTGCGTTTCTGAAGGCCCGGGAGCTTCGCCTGATGAAGCGCATCGCGGCCATACGCGAGATCAACACGAAGATGAAGAACATGATGATTTCTTCCATCTCCACAAAGAAGTCAGAGAAGAAAACCGGCACCTTCACCGAGGACGAGAACGGCAAGATGGTGAAAGACAAAGGGACCGGCTTCTTTGACGGCGAGATGACAACCGAGACAACCACCAACACATCATCCACGGAGGACGCGCTGAACAAACTGGAATCCGAACTGTCGAAAGTGCAAGCCCAGAAGGTTAAGGTGCTGGCGCAGCTCGACACCATGAAGATCAACCGCGAGCGCCTGGCCATTGAGCGTCTGCGCGCCCAGGGTGAAAACGAACAGTCCAAATTGGCAAACGAATGGGTTGAGGCGCTTCTGGCAATCCAAGCGGAGGACGACGGAGCCGACGCCGAAAGCGAGGACGATGCCGATGAATGAGCGCGTCAAGGCTTTTATGAAGGTCCAGCGGAAATACCGCGCTGACCCTGTGGCGTTTGCGCGTGACGTTCTCCACTTTGACCCTGATGAAAACCAGGCCGCCGTGATGATGGACGTAGCACGATGCACCAGAGTCACTGTTCGCTCCGGCCAGGGCGTCGGAAAGACGGCGCTGGAGGCATGCATTGTGCTGTGGTTTATGACCACTCGCCCATTTGCCCGCGTGGTGGCCACTGCGCCGACGCGCCAACAGCTGCACGACGTTCTGTGGGCTGAAATTGAAAAGTGGAGAAGCAAATCCCCGCTGCTGTCCGCGATCCTCAAATGGACAAAGACCTACGTCTACATGACCGGCTACGAAAAACGCTGGTTCGCCGTTGCGAGAACAGCCACCAAGCCGGAGAACATGCAGGGCTTCCATGAGGATAACATGCTGTTCATCGTCGACGAGGCATCCGGCGTAGCCGAACCGATCATGGAGGCCATCCTCGGCACCCTGTCCGGCCCGGAGAACAAATTGCTGATGTGTGGCAACCCCACGCAGACCTCCGGAACCTTTTACGATTCCCACATGAAGGACAAGGGGATGTACCGCGCCCACAAGATCAGCAGCCGGGATTGTCCAAGGACGAACAAGGAGAACATCGAAGCCATGGAGCGCAAGTATGGCAAGCACTCCAACTTCATCCGCGTTCGTGTCGATGGCGAGTTCCCACTGCAAGAGGATGATGTGTTCATCCCGCTTTCCATGCTCGACAGATCGGTTCACGCCGATTGGGAGTTGAAGCGGCCAATCAGGATAGACATAGCCTGCGACGTCGCCCGCTTTGGCGACGATAAGACCGTCATATCCTACAAGGTCAATGAGAAGGTCGTGATCTACGACAAGAGCCACGGCCAGGACACCATGAAGACTGCGGACAAGATCGTCGCCCTCGGCATCGAGCTTATCCGTAAGTTCAAGTACAAGGGCATCATCCTGGTGCGCATCGACGATACCGGCGTCGGCGGCGGCGTAACCGACAGGCTGAATCAGATCAAGAGAAACAGTCCGGCCCGCTTTGGGTGGATGGAAATTGTGGCCATCCAGTTCGGAAAGCGCATACGCCATGCCTACTACTTTGACACCACAACCCTGATGTTTGCTTGCATCAAAGACATGATTTCCGGCGTAGACGAGAAGGGGCAGGAAAAGCCCGTAGAGCTTGTCTTGCCTGATGACGAGGATTTGATCGCGCAGATTTCCACACGGCGATACATGATGACCGATACCTCAAAGATCAGGATTGAGAGCAAAGAGGAAGTCAAGAAGCGCCTCGGTTCATCTCCTGACGAAGCCGACTGTGTGATGATGCTGTGTATGCCCGTGGCAGTGAAACCAAGGCGCGCAATCCCGGAGGAATGAGAATGAAAAAGCGAAAGACCGTCTTGTCATACATGACAGAGCCCGGATGGTACATCCTTAGCACCAATCAAATCACCGTAAAGCGATTGGATGGCGCGGATGAAATCATACGTCCATTCCATATCGTGCAGCGCATCAGGTGGATTGACTGCGAGGGGTTGCTCCGAAAGCTGCGGCGGCTTTTTGCTGGAGAGGTTATTATCAAGCTGCCTGCCCCAGGCATCCGCTTCGCCGCCATCGACAAAAGGAAATTCGAGAGAAACTTCAAGCGCGTAAAGCAGCCTCGAAGCCGCTGGGATTAACCATCAAAATGAAAGGAGCGCAGTACCGTGAGCGAGGAAAACAAAAGTCTCCCGGTGAAGATTGGAGTCAGGCTGATCAAGGCCTCGGAGCCGATGCCTGAAAACCCGATAACCAAATCGGACAAGATGACCAATATCCCGCCGGAAACTGAATACAACGCCGGCACATGGCTGTCGCATCCGATCAACTTTGATGGTCTGGAAGCGATGGTCTCAAACTCGACGATTGTTCCGCAGTGCATCACCGCATACAAGAACAACGTGACTGGCTACGGCATCTCGATAGATTACAAGGATGAATTCAAGCAATGGGACGAGGACGAGCACCCCGAGCTGGTGGAGGAATACTACAAGGTACAGAGGATCCTCGACCTCATATCCTTCGATTGCAGTGCTGATATGCTGTTTGGCAGGATTGTGGCCACGCGCGAGCGCTATGGCATAGCCTATATCGAGGTTGTGCGAAACATGGCTGGCGAGGTTGTTGAGTTGAGCAACATCCGCAGGCCGGGCACCATTGACATGACCAATCCACTCAACCCGTATGTAGCAATCAAGTATTACTACAAAGGCGAAGAACTCACGCGCTACAAGCGCTTCAAGAAGTATCGGCAAAGTGTCAACGGCGAAACCATTTACTTCAAAGAGTTCGGGGATCCCAGGATCATGAACATAAACACCGGCGAATACCTGGAGAAGGGCGAAACGCTCGATCTGCAATATCAGGCAAATGAGCTGCTCGCCATTCCTCTCGGCGACAAGCCCTATGGCGAGGTTCGCTGGATTGGACAGGTTATGAGCATGGACGGAGCCCGAAAAGCTGAAAACCTGAACTCCAACTATTTCGACAACGGCAGGCATACCCCGATGATGATTATGATCGAGGGCGGCACCCTCTCCGACGAGAGCTATGCCAAGCTGCAGAATTACATGAACGAGATCAAGGGTGCCAACGGCCAGCACGCCTTTATGGTGCTGGAAACCGAGTCGAAGTCAGCCGTGCAGGTTGCCGGCATGGAGGACGAACGTGCACCCAAGATCACGGTCAAGGACCTCTCGCCCATGCTTCAAAAGGACGAGCTGTTCCAGTCCTACATTGACAATTCGCGCCGGAAGGTGCAATCGGCTTTCCAGCTTCCTGATCTCTATGTGGGCTACACGACGGATTTCAACCGCGCCACGGCGCTGACCGCCGTTGAAACCACGGAGAAACAGGTTTTCATTCCGCTTCGCAAGGAGCTGGCGTGGATCATCAACCATGTGCTGCTGGCAGAATACAATCTGCGATACGTTGAGATCAGCTTCAGGGCCCCCGACGTCACCAACCCAGAGGACCAGGCAAAGATACTGACTATCGTGGAACGCGCCGGCGGCATGACTCCGAACGAAGCGCATCGACTTATGGCGACTATGGCCGGCGATACTGCAGAGGACTTCAACGGCGAATGGGCCGAAGTACCTCTCGCGGTGCAGAAGGCTCAGAAAGACGCGGAGAGCTCGCAGAAGCCCCCGGAGAGCGCGCCGGGCCAGGTGTCCGAAGAAGTCCTTGAGCAATTCGACCAACAGATACAAAAGGCGCTGGCGGCCCAGAGCAATGACGTCGTAGCCGTGATGAAACAAATCCGCGCCACGCTCGTCAAGTATGCAGGGGGCGAAGGTGCATGAAGCGCAATGTATGCTGCGCGCTGATTGATATCATCGACGCCTTTATCGCCAAGCAGGATGAAGATATCGCCGACGACCTTGAGCAGGCTGGTTATGAGGATACGGAGTGGACGAAAGAGCAGATGCAGGACCTTGAAGAAAACCTTGCGGCTGCCATGAACGTAGACACCGAGATCGTCGCCGAACAGCTTGAAAACTCCGACAGTCTCGACGATTTCATTTACAACGTATGGGAAGCCTATCAGGATGCGTCAGCCCTGGCCGATGACATTCAGGAGGTTATCGCCGACGGGCTGTCCAAGACGCTGCCCCGGCTTGTTTCTGACTATCTGCAAAAGACGGATACCGGCCTTGTGGCAACGGTGCTACGGGCGAGAACGGTTGGATGGGCCGCGACATGGTCAGAGGAATTGGGGCGCGTTATGAAGCTCAATTCCCACCAGAAGATCGGCTCCATCCTCGTGGACGCGCTTACAAATGGCAAAAGCGTCGCACAGGCAACCCAGGAGATCATTGACAGCGGCATCCGCGACAATTATGCCAGGGCAAGGCAGACGGCGCTTACCGAAATGCTCACTGCTCATTCCGTAGCCGCAGAGGAAGCTATTCAGCAATCCCCTGCCGTAGAAGGAAAGGAATGGCGGCATACCGGCAGCCGGCGCAACAAGCCGCGCAAGAATCATGTCGCCATGGACGGCCAGGTCGTTCCGAAAACTGAACCCTTCGACCTGACTGGCGCAGATGGAGGATCCTATAAGCCCATGCACCCAAGGGACACTTCACTGCCGCCGGGTGAACGCATCAACTGCCATTGTATTCACCGCGGCATTGTCTCTGCGGATATACTCGGATTGCCCCTCGAAGAGCGGAAGAAGCTGCAGCAGGAAGCTGTCAATTCCGATGACCGAAAGTGGGCGGTTGAACAGGACGAGCAAAACAAAGCCGCCTCAGGCAATCAGACCTACGGAAAACCCGTAAACTCATTGCTTCCGAACGGAAATGGTGGTATACTGGATCCGACCCGGACCACGACGCAGCGCTCACAGCCAATCGTCGATGCTGCGAATGCCATTGTCGATCAGATCACCAAGAATGGCGGCATAGCCCGCTACTTCTACGATGAGGCCGGGAAGGTAATGCTGCGCATCGACAACAACGACCACGGCTTCCCAAAGAAGCATAGATTCGGAAACGGCGGCGCCCACTACACAAGGGCGAAATACGATTCCGATGGCAATTTCACAGGATGGGGAGACAACCGCTGTCTCACGGCAAAGATGCGTCGGCTGTGCAGGAGCATTCTCAAAGAATATCCTGACATGATTCTGAAGGAGGGGTCCAGCGTGCTCGATATCGACGCCTTCATCGAGGCCATTGACGTCAACCACAGCGAGCTTTACCTCGAATACAATGGCAATACCTACATCGTGTCAGAGAGCATGGGGCACGGCCCAGCCGACGAGCCCATCAGCTTGACAGGGCCGGACGAACAGCAATTCGCCTGGGACGCCAACGGCGTTCTGAATCTGCTGCTTGACGGAAAGCCGATACGCTCCCTGGTCGATGAAATCAAATGGCTGTAAGCCAAAATCAATAATCCTCGCATGCTGTCAGACGCTGCGGGGATTATTGATTATAAATGCGATTCAACGCATTATTCCATAGCGTAAAGTGAAGAACCAAGAGATTCCATTTGACCCGGTTGAACTTGAAAAGATTCAAGATGAAATCAGAAAAACCGAGATAACGATAGTTGCATACTCTACCGCCATACTGGTGCTGCTAATCGTCCTTGCGGCTATGATCATCACCCACGTATGCGGCTGAATCCGTAGCGATAAATTGCGCCCGCGCTCACGCATGGGCGCTTTTTATATTCCCTTGTCGCGCCTGATTCTTTTGGCGCGGCGTTGGCAACTGCGCGAAAGGAGGCAGGCATGGTGTACAAGCTCACCAACCATCCCGATTATGCGGCAAAGGAGGTGAAACAGAAATGAGCAATGTCAATAAATCCTACGAGATCACGGATGCTCGCATCCAGTTCGTCAGCCTCGTTGACAAGGCCGCCAACAAAAAGAAGTTCCTGATAACCAAGCAGGAAGGCGACAGCGCCGGTTTTCAGACGCTCGGCAAGATTCTGAAGGTTGACACCGAGAGCCATTACGTCACGGGTGTGGTCTATGAACCGAATGTT